TTTGCAGTCGTATGGTATACGCATCGTTCGGCCGTGCTGGAGTGGGATTTCCTCCACCAAATGTTCTTGCAATAGCGGAATGATTTCATCCTCATCTTCTTCCCTATACATGAACGTAAGAGCGTCGTGGTCTTGCATCATAATGAGACAAATCTCACGACGCCAAATTCTCAGCATTGCCTTGTTGACTAAGTCTGCGAGGCTTCCCTGAGGGTTATAAGCAATCGCTTCCCGGAATGTGGAAGGATCATTTCGCCGGCCAAAGAACCACCGCTTGCGGCCAGTAAGGGTAATAAGATAGCCAACTCTTCTGAGCTGATCTTCAGTCCAACCGTGCCATTTGATATGCCCAGGGAAGGCTCTAAAGTATTTGGGTTGGAAACCAATAACGACAGGTTCAGGGAGATTAGTTTCTCCTGAGAGTCTGGGAGGCTGTCCGGCGTAGTTGCTTCCATGGCCGAGCTTTTTGCACATGAAACGGTAAGAGTAGTGGCGGTAGAAGGGTCGTTCAGCGATAGCTTTATCTCGCTTGAGGTCCCCGGTCCACCCAAGGTCCGGCCAACACATTCTAGCAACTGCTGTATGCACATCCCCAGACTCAACGGCGTCGAGGTACCTCCAATCATTGAACAGGTTCCCTTCTAGTGCGCCGACGATGTAGCTTTCGCCGGACTTGGCGTCGAATTTTGCGAATTTCCAGCCCCAATCGGCGATGAATACGCTTCTAAGACTTTCCTCCACGTTCTGTAAGTTTCCGCCAGTGCCAAATTCGCTATAGCTAGAGCTAAAGCGGCCGGTAGAAGTGCCGGAAATGTTGTATGAGGTTCGTATTCGTCCATCGCTGTCCACTCCTGTTTTGAGAAAGTCGATCTTCTTCTGCAACTCCCGCATGGCGAGGATGTGTAAGACAATCGGCCTCGCCACGAGGTAGATTTTCATCTTCTCAAGGACTTTGACGTTGCAGCTGCGGCTGCCGTTGCGGTCCTCAGGCACGCCCAAGTAGTCGAAGAACAACCTGGGCACGTCTTTAGTCGAGCGCCAGTTAAACGTCGGCATCCCCACGCCATCGAGAACGATCTGCTCCAGTTGGCCTTCAAGTTGATCGATCTTTTCGTAGTACTCGTCTATGACTTCTTGTCGTCGAGCCTGATCAACCAAAACGCCCCGCAGCTGCATCTCAAGTACGGGTCCCTGGAGGGCTCGGCTAAAAGCATAGGTATCTGATGTGTACTCACCAAGTTGCGGCTGTATAGCATCAAACACTTCGGATGTGACGCAGCAATCGAGGCCATTGTAGACCCAGTCTCGTTCTTGTTGTGTTGGGAAGTCATCGGGGGTGCTTTCTGCTGTGCGGATGAGTTTCACAACTTGCCGGCCTTTCGAAGCTCTCCAATGATAAAGCCAGCTAATTCGTATAGAACGGTATCATCCCATTGTGCACAATCGAACTCGGACTTCTTCATGGCTTGCACAATGATGTCGGCAGTTTTGACTATCTCTATGAAAGGTGTGTAGTCGCTCTTCTCACTCATTCATCCCTCTTAATCGTCGGCGTGCCACCACGCTCCACTTTCCATGGACCATGATTGGTGTAAATGGAGCCAAGGTATCCAAGTCCCTTCAAACTCTCCGGATGCAGTGCATGGTGCAGCAACATCGTATCATGCGCCGCGTTTATCACCCTGATCCCGGTAGTTCTAAGTATGAAAGGGACGTCGTACATGCCGTTCTGGAAGAGCTTCGGGATCAAGGGGTCTTCAAGCACCTGTCGGATAAGTTCCCAGCATGAGCGTTCAGCCGCCGCAGTAGGCCAATAGCTATTAGCCGGAAAGCGCTCGTCATGGATTGGAATAACTAGTGCAAGATCGGGCCTGGGCGCAAAGCCAATGCATGTAATCTGGTTTCCGCTCGTCTCAATGTCCACAGAAAGAAGCTTGCAGCCACGGATAAATCTACGGATGAAGACTCGGATTTCGGCAAGGTTGGGCTGGGTCCAAATTGTGCAGTTTGGCCGCCTGACATCAGGAAAGTCCTTCTCCTTGTTGATCTTGCCCAGGTCCGCTACCGTCGTGGGCCTGAGGTACCAGTCTCGTGTAACAGCGCTAGGATGGTAAGTGCAAAGCAGCTTATACCCACTGACAATATGGCTGCTGACGCAAGTCGTACCGCGAAGCTTGGTGATGCCAGTCCGGCCAGCCAGAGCCCAAAGGGCACTGTTGCCAAGGCAGACGATAAGATTAGGATCGTGAGCGAGAATTTCATCGCCCAGACGGTCCAGCTCCGAGGCGTATTCGGCCTGGACGTATTTGGACTTGGCCAGGGCCGGGTAGCCTGGGATGGCGCTGGCCTTCGGCCCACAGAAATGTGTGAGATCGTTCGCTGGCGGGTGCTGTTGGAAGACATTTGTGCGGTAGACCTCTGGATGGAGTTCCCATATCGCATCGAGGGCCCATGAGTCGCGCCCTCGGTACCACTTACGCAAGTAGTCCTGATCTGCGGCTGTGAGCGTCAGGACGCCAGCGTCGGCCAGCATCCTGATCAGCTCCGAGCCGGTGTACCCGACGAAACCTTTGCCGATCCTGGCTTCGTTTTCGCCTTGGGCCTCGCCGACGAGGAAGATGGGCTTCACCGGAGTGCCTCAAGCACTTCTTGAATGTAAAGACAGATATCGTTGGCCATGAGATACATCAGGTCTGGCTCGATCTCTTCTGGAATGTAGATGATCAAGCGCTTGTTGGCACCGTTGAAGTATCCAGCTTCTAGATGACTGGAACGGCCGGAAGGTAGTACCAAGACGCAAGTGTCGGCCCATTGCATTGCACGGTAGTCGGCCGAGAAGCCAAAGCCAGCATCGGCATTGGTTGTAAGCAGCTTGCGGTACGTGGGCATGTCCCAAGCTTTCCAACCTTCTTCGACATCTTTCCACTGGAAGCCTACTTTGCCAGGGGGACTTCGGAAATCGTAGACTTGGTGGCCCGCTTCACGAATGAGCCGGACTACTTCTCGCTGGTATTGGTTGCGCCAGCTAGACGCGACATAAACCCGTCTCATGCATCGCACTCCTTCACCGCCAAATGTGCATAGCCCTCGACATCCTCCCAATGCTGCCTCTCTAGGCTCTTGCCGCTGAGTATGCGGCTGATCTTCAGTGCGATGTTATCCAGCGCTTCTTTCTCGACATCGTCGAGGTACTGCCAAGACGCTGTGGCCCGCATTACTGCCTTAAGCATCTGGCTCACTCTGGCATTGTCCCTGAACGGACCGTGGGTCTTGCCGCGCTCTTCGGTGATATCCGCGACGGTTGGCTTTGGGGCCATGGGCGGTGACTGATATCTTGGAGATTGCATCGCCGCCCGTTCTAGTAACGCCTCCACCGATGGCTCCTGCGCCAATTCCGTCTCGCTCACCTTGAACAACCGTTCCATATCACTTTCCTCTGTCATGTTCCCTCACACAAAAGTGGGGAGCGGCGTTGACACCACTCCCCTTGCTGCGCCTTAGCTGCCGATCTTGGCCGTAGACCCGATCCGAGCGAACGTCCGCTTCCCGTCCTCGCTCGTTTCGTGCTTGATATGGATCACCACCTCGCGGTTAGGGACTTCTTCGATCCCCTCCACGAGGCTCTTGCCGGTCAGATCGACCCCGCAGTTCTCGATGAACTCCTTCAACATAAACGCCGACTTGTCGGTGATGTAGAAGGTGTTGTCGATCTCCTGGCCGGAGATGGTCTCGCCGTCGACTTGGAAGGCCTCGATTGCCTCCGGATCGACATCGCTCAGCGGCGCGACAACGCGGTGGACGAACTTCAGATAGTCGGTCTTCTTCTTGCTGGACTTGCCTTGCTCTGGCATGCCGATCACGACGGTGTGATAGGAGCCCATCGGCAGAGTCACAGGGGGCTTGATGTCTTCCGAAGGGCGGTTCAGGATGTCTTCGAAGTTTGCCATTTGGTCACGCTTTCGTTCAGAATGGAATGTCGTCGTCGTCAGAGGTAGGCTTAGCTGGCGGGGCTGGCCTGCGCCGGTCTCGGGTCTCCTTTTCTTGGATCGAAGTTTCCTCGGCGAGGACTGCTTGTATCCTCGCGAAGAGGGCGGTTGCTCCACCGTTATTGATGCGAGATAGCGCTTCAAGGGCGATGGATAGGTTTTTGATGCGGGCTGAGGCATCACTCATCGCCAAGTCACCGCCTTGACCGCCCACATCTGCGCGGTTTGGGCTTCGGTGATGGCGATCGAGCAGAGCCGCACCATCTCTGAATTGTCGCCGCGGGCGATGTATCCCTGGCGGAAATCATCCATATGGTCGATGATCTCGGCGTAGAGCTTCTTGAGCTTGTCCACATCGCCCATGCCGGAAGGATTGAACTGAAGCCCAACTGCCTTCTCGCCGTAGGTCTGTTCATGTTCTGTCATCACACTCTCCTTTGCAAAGTTACCGCCTTTGGCTTCTCCACCACAGTTGCGGCTGGCTGTGGCTTCACTTTCGCAGGAGGCTTCCCGCGAAGGGTCTCGAAGATAGTGGCAAGGCCGGTGTCGGCTGGAAGGGTTTTCTCCTTGAGCTTGTCTAGCCGCGGCATCGCCAAGTCAATCATGGCGTCGCTTTCCAACTGCACCACCCGGTTCCCGGCGAAGTTCTTGAGCCGGACATAGACCGGGAAGTATTGCGGGATTTTGGGCGAGAGCTTCTGGCCAACGCCCTGGGGGTAGATTTTCTTGGTCTTGTCTTCCAAGTCCATGTACTGCCCGTGGCAAATGACGATGACGTTGGTCTCGAAGGTCTTGGAGGTGAGCCCAGCCAAGACCATCTCCACTGCATCCTGAGCATTGCCATACACGGCCCTGCCGTCGATCTCGCCTGACTTGCCTGGCTTGATCAGGAAGTGATGATAGTCATACGCGGCATCGCACAGCCGTGACAGCGAGTCGATGACGAGGATGCAATCCGACCCCCATTCCTTCGGCTTGCCGTATTCGATCTTATCCTCGCCATCTTTGTAGGTCCAGTTGTCGAGCATCTTCATGGCGTTGAGGAAGGCGTTGGGGACGCCGTCGATCTCTGGGCCAGTCGGCCCTGCCTTGTACTTATCCCGCAGGGTTCTGAACTCAACGTTGCCGATCTTGTCTGGGCATTCCTTCAGCACGGCGTATTTGAGCGAGTCGAGGAGATTGTCCATGTCGAGGATGAAGAGGCGGTAACCAGCTTTGACCAACGAAACTAGAGAGGTGGTCTTACCGGACTTGGCGTCGCCTAGGTAGAGTATCTTGACGAACTCGTTGGATTGATGTTCAGCGAGGCTGGGCATCAGATCAGCTCCGGGTATTTGGCTGGATTGCCAATGACGGCTTCGAGGATGTGAATGGCCTTGTGCGTCGCATTGGTCATGGAGTTATTGTACTCTTCCTCGGTCAGCACCATCACGCATCCTTGCGCGGTGCCAATTCGCCCGATGTCAGCCCAGACGTGGCCATTTTCATCGGTCTTAAGGGCTACAATTTTAGGCATCACTCAGTCTCCTTGAACTTGATCTCACAATTGGCCATAAGACACTCTGCCATGATGATATACTTGCTCCAGCCTAGAGGCGCTCTATCATTGTCTATTTCAGATAGTAGCCAAGCGAGCCTCCAGACAGGATTGGCTTCAATTTCGGCCTTGGTATAAGTTGGGTCAGGCATCATCACTCAGTCTCCTTAGGCTTTGGCTGGAGTTCCCTAATTCGCTTCTCCAAGACCCAGACCAAGTCCTCGCTGTAGCCTCGGCGATTTGGGGCCATGGCGAATGTAATGGCCTTGATCACGTCGAACGCGTCGGCCTTTGGGGCCAAGTCCAAGTTCTGGCTTCGTAGGCTTCGCAACTCATGCACACACCGTTGCATCATCTCTATTGCTTCTTTGTCTTCCATCACCCATTTCCTTTCGCATTCTTGAGCAAAGCTTCTGTATAGAACGGCATGATGTCCCCAAGCCGGATGTCGTACAGCTCGATATGCGGCACGATAGTGGTGATCTCGGTGGAGACATTGGCGACGAGGAACTTCAGCCTGATGGTATTCCCAGTGATGTCCACCACTTGCAGTTTACATAGCGGCCATATGGCCCTGGCTTGCTTTTCAGGCATCTGATTTCCTTTGAAAACACGGGCAGCGATAGCGCGCGTCAGTGCGCTCGCCACTGTCGAGGCTGACGGAGTTGGCGCATTTGCCAATCCATTGATCGTACTTGTCCTGCTCCCAGCTGACGCAAGTCTGGCAGCAATTCGGCGGCCACTTGAGCCAAGAGGGAATGCTTAACGGCTCTTCAGTGGGTTCCATCGTTCCTCCACAGGAAGCTGGATGAAGTCGCTCTTGAGGTAAACATCCCTTACGTTAGGGCTCTTAGCGCAGACATCCCTGAAGCGACAGCCACCGAACTTGTCGCAAGAGGTATCGTTCATGGGCCAATGCTTCGCCTCGGCGAATGCCTCCGCGGCGTTGAGGTGGTATTCGAGATCGTCTAGCCACTCGTCGATGAGTTCATCGTTGCGGTAAGTGAACGCTCGGGCGAACTTCGTGGTGAATTTCTCTAGGCCTATCTGGGCGCCTTCTATGCAGACACCTTTGATCTCCAGTCCCATCACCACCTGCCCGGCGAAGGTATAGAGCGTCATCTGGTTGCTAGGGTTAAAGCCTTTGAACCAATAGTCGCTGATGGTGGAAACGGTGGTCTTATGGTCAACAACGAAGAGATTTTCGTTGATGTCGACGACGCGGTCGAGGTGGCCGCAGAGCATGTACATCCGGGCCTCGGCGTTGTGCTTTTCAGCTACCTCTGCAGCGTCCCAATCTCGTTCGTGGACTGGCTGGTACTGGCTAGTTGGGCCGAAGTCCAAATCGAACTTGAAGCTAAGCTCCACCGCTGGCTTGCCGTTCTCTAAGATGATGGTCTTCGCGGCATCGTTTCGATAGTTATCGACATAGTCAACGACAAGCTGAACCAGCGTCCGAGGGTTTTTATACTGACCTGCCTTAAGCGTGATGTCTGGGTCCCAATCCGCAATACGTATAAGTAGTTGCCGGACCGTTTCCCTAACCGCATCGTCGAAGCTGTGACCGTCGGCCCTGAGGTTCTCGAAGTCTTGTATGGCACTGTGATACTCCCGGCCGAAGCGAAGGTGGATGCTTTCGTCCTTGGCGACGTAGCCGCAGATCATGTGGTAGTAGTAGAGCCTGGGACAGGTTTTGAGGTAGCCGAGGGAGGTGGAGTCCCAGGCGTATTGGATGAACGTGCCTGGGAGGAATGGGGATGGGTCTATCATGCACGCACCACCACGTCGGGGGTGATGGCGACGATGTAGTCGATGTTGAAGTAGGAGGCCCTGCTAGGAGGGCCGGCGAATGGTTGATTTGGCATGATCATAATGAACCCATCTGGGCCTTCTTCGCTGATCATAGAGTCATCTGGGAAGGAATAGCTCTTGATTACTCCGTCGAACTTGACGTGGACTTGCATCATGCACCTTCCTTTGCGGCTTCGTTGAGGGTGAGCATTAGGATCGCTGCACCCATTGCAGTATCTTTATCGCCTTTGCATAGTTTATAGACCTCATTCCCTGCTGCAACGGCCAGGAATAAGCCCCATTCTCTAGGAGCAAAGCCATTTTCTGCGAGGAATTTCTCAAGCTTAACGATACCCTGGTGGTACCGTAATATGGTATCCTCGTTTTGCGTGTATGCCACTAGAACCTCCTGATTAGTCCGGTCTTGCTGGTTTGTACTGGTGTTTCACTTGTCTTTGGTAGTGTTAGGGCTGCTGGGACTGAGACTGACTTGACGACCGTCGCGTTCAACAACGCCTTGATATCCACCGTTGGGGCTTCCCCTGTGGCCTTCTTAGTCCTAGCGCCGCCTTCTCTCGCAGCGCGCTGGCGGCGCTGGTAGGCGATGATTTTGTCCAAGTCTACTTTGCTCAGGCTAAGCGGGTCTTGGGACATTAACGTAGTCAGATCAATTGGTTCTTCGCTCACGGCAACTCCTCCGCGCTGGTTTTCTTTACGATAAAGAACGTAGTGACGCCGGGCTGAGCGATCATCAGGTTCTCAAACCCGCCGGTGGCTCTTTTGCAGGCGTAGAGGGCATTGACGAGCAGGCGCTTGTCTTCCTCGCTGGCGACTTCTACGAGGATGCCGAACTCTTGCTTTTCAGCTTCCTGCCAGAAGTTAAGATAGCTGATCGGGTCCAGCTTCGTTGCCATCGACGTATCCCTCCACTTCGCTCAACAGCTCGATTTCCTCGGAATTGAGTTGCATGCGGATGGCATAGACCCACCACTTGCCGTTGGTATCTTCTTTCACCTGAAGCCGGAACCGGTCGTACTCCGTGGTGCCATGTTTGGGGTTGCCTTCTTCGTATACCTTGCGGCTCTCTTCTCGAGCTAGCTGCCGGAATTGATTGCACCGCATGCGGAAGTAGTTCGCATCGCCTTCGGCTCCGAGGCACACCCGGCCGCCACGGGGATCGTCCGCAATCTTGTCGAAGAAGTCGTAGCAGTCAGGATAGGACTGCAGGGACGTTGGTAGTGACATTGTCTTTACTTTCCTGCTCTTTGATGATCTTGTACAGCCTCCGCCGATCACCGAGGCGAACCCGACCACGAAGCGCATAGCCGCTACCTTTCAGCGCTTCGCCGATTTTGTTAATGTGTACCACGACTGTGTTGTAGCCGACGTAGTAGTTGTAGCATGCGGCTTGGACTTCGCTGGCGAGACAATTGGGGTTGGCCCAGATAAAGGCGAAGATTTGCTGCCGCTTTGGAGGGAACAGTTGCGGTACATCGGTCTTGGCGCCGCAGTTAGGGCAGATGTGTCCTTCCTGAAACTTTATTACCATCGTATGTCCTCGCTGTCGATTTCGGTAAGGCGGTCACTACTGCGCGTGGAGATGACATAGTCGAGGTTTTGGTCCTGCTCGTTCTTCTCCTTCCGGACTAGCCAGGGGTCAAGATGGATGACGTTGGGCCACTCCAGGCCCTTGGCTTTGTGGCCAGTAGTGAGTAGGATGGTGCCTTCTTGCTTGAAGATATGCTCCGCGTAGGCGATGGCTTGCGCTAGCGTGTTGCCTTGCTCAGCAAACACCCGCATACACGCGGCCATATCCGGCGCGCTGCGGCTTTCCTTCTCCAGTTTCTCCGCTTCCCAATCGGCGGTGGCCTCAAGCACACCTTGACGGGTCAGGTTCTCTGGCCCAAGCTTCTTCATTATTCCAATGAGTCGTGGGCCGATGTCACTGCCAGCAATACTAATTGAACGCCCAGCGGCCAGAAGATGAAAACCAAGAGCCAGGAGGGGGGCATTATTACGACATATAATAGTAGACTCGTCGTCGATATCCACAGCATTAAGATGACTAGGTCTTTCAACTCTGCCTCCTTCGTTAAAGGCTTTGAAATGCGGCACTCGCCAGTGGACATTCCGTACGATCTCCCAAGGGCACCGGAAGCTGATGCTTAGAGGCAGTCTCTCGCACTTGTATACTTCCGCCGCTTCTTCGATCCCACCGGCGCTGGCTCCGCGGAAGCCGTAGATGTTTTGCCATGGGTCGCCAACTCCAATAAGGCGGCCTCTAACGAGCTTTTTAAGCAGTTGGTGATTGACGGGTGACAGGTCCTGGTATTCGTCGACAAGGACCAGAGGAAACTGAGGATATGCTCCGCCGAACAATGCGGGCATGTATACTTGATCGTTGAAGTCCACAAGCCCAGTGTAACTTTGCTTGATACTTTTGGTGAGGACGGTGTCGATGAGGTCGGCGGTGAGGTCATCTGGAGTTTCATCCAAAGAGTGGTGGAAGCTGGTGCGGTTGATCAGTCGCTTCGCGGCGGGGTAGACCCCTTCGGGAACGTAGCCGAGGGCTTTGGCAAGGCCGACGCCCTGGAGGACTTCGTGGTACACGCCCCAGAGGGTGCCCCGATAGTCTGCGGGAGCATCGTCGATAATGCCGCGAAGAATTGTGTTCGTCTTTCTCGCATCGACGTGTAGGTTGCGGCTGTGGGATGATGCCCATATGCGGTGGCCGATCGAATTAAACGTACGAGTTGTAGTCGAAGAAAGCATGCGTCGAGAGGCTTCATCGGCGTTCTTTCGGTTGAAGACCAAATATAGCATTGGGCCACGTGGGAGCACTCGCTCGACGCCTTCAAGAGTCGTTGTCTTACCGGTGCCGGCTAGGGCTGAGATCATGAGGTTGGACTTCGTAGTCCGCGCTGCGTCTAGGATGGCGATTTGTTCGTCGGTTGGGTTTTCCATATGAATAGTCCTTTGCTGTGTAGCCGCAATCTTCGCAGCGATGAGTGTCGATAGCTGAGCCTGCGCCTGGGAGCATAGTGCCGGTGCAGGCAGGGCAAGGCTTGGTGAAGGTCATGACACTAACTTTCCTTGTGCTAATTCCGTGACCTTATCCCGCATCATCTTGATCAAGTGCACCACAGCCATCCAGCCCATGGCCAAGACATCGTCCTTCTGCGTTTCTTCGGTCTTGTGCAGATGAGCGATGACGGCGCATTGATCCGCCGCTTCGTCGAGGTGGTGAAGGAGCTTGACATAGGCTTCGCTACGAGTGACGAGACCACCTTTGGTGGAGAAGTTGGTGGTCATGACGTGGCCTTTATTAAAAGGATCATGAATATTGCTCCGGCTATAGTGCTACTGAGGAATGTGATTAGTACTATCAGTGCTGCCTTTTGTTCCGAGTTCATTTCTTGCTCATGTGATAGGTGGGGTCGTTGCGCCAGTTGGGCGCGTGGTTAGTGTCCATCAAGTGCGCTCGGTAGCGCTGTTCATAGTCTGGGTCAACTATCTCCTTCGTGCTCCCGTCCGCCATGCGGTATTCGCGCAGCACCGGCATCTTTGGGTCCCTCCAGTTGAGGCGTTTCGCTGCGGCTATGTCCCTGCGTCTGTTGATGCGTGGCATAGGTCCTCACGATCTCCGGGACGAGCACGGCCCGGATGCGGTTGCTTTCATCAAGCATCCGGGCTTCGGTTTCGATCAGGGCTTCGCGAAAGACATCCATAAAGCGCTTGTGGTCTGGGCATTGGCTCATGCGATAGATGTACTGGTCCATCCGGCGCAGATCGGCGGTGAGTTTGAGAATGAGTTCCTCTTCGCGAGTCATTAAAGCCTCCTTGGCATGTGCACCTTTGGCGCAGGTGGCGGGGCGTTGGCCTTCATCAGAGAAATGATGTCGACCTTTGGCGCTGGGCCGACCTTGTAATGGTCAGGGAGGGAAGGGGGCATTGGCGTGTCCGTGAGGTCGCAGGATATGTTCACTTCATTGAAGCCCGTGCCAATTATCTGTGAGGCGTAAGGATACGCCCGATGCCCCGAGGTAGGAATGATCCACCAATAACCAAGCCCGTCGCATTCGTGGCATTCGATGGCCTTGTAGGTGCCGGTAGTGTAGTTGCACACGCCATATTCTATGGCACCGTTATGGCAGATGGGGCATGCCATCCGCTCCGCGACATCAAACGCCGGCTTTCCGCGGACCTTATGCGCGATCAGATACAGCTCACTCATTGCAAGCCCCCGGTCTGCGCCGCTTCGTCATTCACCCGCACATTCTCCAGGAAGTTCTGGCAGTAGTCCTGAAGCATCTCCTCCGTGGTGTTGTTCTGACGATCACCGCAGTTGAACCACAGTAGAAGGTGGATCATGGTGATGACTGCCAGCGCCTCGTGAGCGTTACCGCCAACCATGCCCTTGATGGAGTTGTAGAACCCCGTGGCTATGTCCTTCAACTCGGCGATGCGTTGCGCCTCCAACGCTGCGCGCTCTTCTTGTTTCTGGTTCATCAGATAACTCCTAGTTTCTTCAGCACATCGCGGCATGCTTCGCGATCGTTCTGGGTGAGGCCCTGACGGGCTAGTTCTTTGCTGGGCAACTCCGGGCGCAGGTAGGGCTGGCCGCTGTGTTCAACCCACATTGCGCCCAGCTCACGTAGAGCTGCGCCGAGCCCACCTTCACTTCGCGGGAAGCAGGCCACGTATGGACCATTCTGTGAAGGCAGTTGGGCGTAGATGTTGCGCTCGTCAGCCCACATCAAAACGGCGTAGGCCGGGGCGGCGCTGAGGGCGACGGTGGCAGTCATGGGTGGCCACAATTTTCGCAGGGGAAGGTGCGGGTGATGTTGTGGCAGTTTGCGCATGTCCAGTTGGCAGGTGCCGGCCGCGGTCTGCGTGCAGGCGAGGTTGGCGGTGGGACAAGGTCTTTCATCATATCGATGACGCTGCGGACCTTCTTCGGCGCTGGCATTGGGGCAGTGGTAAACCCAGGCGGGGCGATGCCGGCGGCACAATCCGGGCAAGGCCCCCACAAGTTCGGTGGGCTGCCGCCGGGCTCCTCCACTCTGCCAGTATCCCTACAAGTGCCACATTCGAACTTGCTCTCAAGTTGCGTATTGCCTTCAAGCTCACGCAACCGGGCGCCGATGGCAGTGGTGTCGTCGATGATGCTCTTCATTTCATCATGCTCCTTAGCTGGTTAGCCGCAGCACGGTGGTCGATAACCCCATGCCCACGAGTGTGGTTTTGAATGAGGCGATCGGCCAAGGCCCAATCCCTGTCGGTGGCTTCGCTGAGCTTGATGCCTGCCATTTCGAACACCTTGATGATGTCGGGGTCGGCCTTGGTAGTCATGGCAGGCCTATCCTTTCATATTCCATCTGGAGCCAATCCAGCCTGATGTAATCCAGCTGCGCCTCCGCTTCGCGCCAGCGGCTGCGCCAACTGGCCAGTTCCATGCGGTAGCGAAGCTCATTCTGCAGCCTCGTTGGCAAGTCCTCATGAAAACGAATGTGGATGACATTCGTCAAATGAACCTCCTTTGCATGTGAGTGGTGGCAGGTGGCTCCAAGGCGGGCTCAGGGCTGGAGTGAAGCTCAACGGCCTCTGGCTGCGGCGCCCACTCCGGCCCCATCTGTACCCAGCCGCCACGGTCGAAGTCGAGGAACCATTCGGTATCAACGAAGTTGCGCTGGAGGAACTTCGGTAGCATCTGCCTGTGGCGACAAGTCGGTCGAACCCCGGCCGGGCAGTCACATTGCTCTTCGGTGCAGATGTAGCTACTTTCGACATTCATGTCGTCGTCGAACTTGGTGATGCGGAAGGCAGGGCCGGCGCTGCGGCAGTTGTAGAGCGTTGTCATTGGTAGAACTCCACATCCCCAAGTTCTTCCATGCCCAGCACGCGGTTGATGTAGTCGGCGATCTGTTGATCGCTCCACTCGCCGTCATCGGCGATCCAGTCAGTGACTTGCGCAAGCTGCTCAGGCGTAAGGCGGTCCCATTCGCTAGCTAGGGCGAAACGACGAGGTTTAGTCATTGACACTCCTCCGGATGCATGGCGCAGAAGGCACGACGTTCGTACTCTTGCGGGGATAGCCGCTCCCGAGGCGGGCCGTAGCGGCGATAGTCTTCATCTGTATAGAATGGGCCGTAGTCATCACGAGGCAACCTGCGGCGTTGTTCCTCTGGGCCCCATTCTCTTGGGTCAGGGTAGATCAGCGGCGGGCCGTACACCTGTGCGCTGGCGCTGGCAGTGAGGGCCAAGAGGCCCAGTAGGACTAGGGCTGGTTTCATGGTCACGATCTCCAATTCTGCCACCATTATACACCAAAACGGGGCTTTTGTCAAGCCCCTTAAGTGGCTTATTTTTTCGATGTGGCCGATTAGTCCAGCCGGCAGACCTCGAATGAGCGGTCGGGCTGGATCACGGCGACCCAAGAGGAGGGGTAGAGGACGATGCGCTCTTGGCGCAGGAGTAGCTCGCAGATAGGCTTGATCGGTGGATCGCCGGGGTATTTGAGCCCATCGTCATCTTGTAGGATGAAGCCCTGGAATGGCTGCCAGCCGCCATAGGCGTAGCCGTCGTTGAGTTGCTGCGCTGCGGGCTTGGGGTTGGCTTCGCTGAGCCAAAGGGGGATGTAGCCGAAGTCAACGAGCGAAGCGCGAGGGTGATGGGGGATGAATTTCACTGAAGTTCTCCTTATTTGGTTACAATTAGCTCATACGCTTTTACGAACTCGCGGATATCCGAAACGAACCACACTGGCCCCATTGCGAGCCGTTGGGCTGGCTTAGGAAGACGTCCACGAGCCATACGATTGTGCAAAGCCTGCCTGGACATGCCCAGGATTTCGGCAAACTCTGCGGTGCCAATCAGGCTGGCTTTGTATTTGGCGAGTCTCTGAGTAGGCGTGGACATGCCCTTACTCCGCTTAGAGAAAAAGCGGCCAGCATTTGCGCTGGCCTAGTCAGGGAAGAAGGGTTAGCGGAAATAGCCGTGTTCGATGCTTTCGCTATGCCGCAAATCTTGCGAGGCAGCACTTTCGATGCTGCCTGCACCAGATGACGACGCAGGCGCTGGCTCGCTCGGTGCCCTTGGCGCAAAAGGGTCTTCGGCGCCGCCGGCCTCCTCAATAGCCGCTGAGACACCGGCCGACCTCTCCACATCTTCGCCAGCCACGGAGGTCGAATAGTCCTTCGCACTCGGCGACGGGGGTTCTGTCGATGAGACAAAAGGGCCGCCGTCACCACTTCCCTGCGAGGAATTTGTCCCGCCAGTGGAAGAAGCCTCGGGTTCGTGAGGGACAGATGAGAGTGCGGGAGCGCCGGAGGGTAAAGGGTGCAGGGCCGAGGTCAATAGAGCCTGCACCTCTTCGAGTTGGGCCTGGAGGTTGGCCTTGTCCACTTCCAAGTTGCTGCGTTGCTGGCGCAGCACGGTCAGCTCAATCTCGGTAGCCTCAGCCACTTCCGCCGCAATGATCAGGTCCGGCCGCCGCCCTTCAGCAGCCGCAAGAGCGCGGTTAGCGTCTCCGATAAAGCCGCGCAGAAGCGTAGACAAAGCTGACACCTTGTCTGCCTCTTCCAACGCGCGAAACCCAGCGTCATCGCGCTCGGCCTCCACCGAGCGCAGCTTCGCGGTGACTTCATCGTGGCTGGCCTTCAGCTCGTGAATGCGCTTTTCACGAGCCGCAATGGTGTTGCCGTCGACGGCAATGCGTTGCTCCAGTTCACGAATGCGGGCCAAGTGCCCAGGCTCCGCGTCAAGCGCTCGCTTGGCCTCGGAAATCCCTGCGAGCAGGGCAGTGATGTCGGGGTTAGACATGGCATGTCTCCAAAAGAGGTTGAAAGAAGCCCAGCGTATCCTGAGATTATCTGACCAAACGGGGGCTTGGCATTCTCATTGCTACGCTGGGTTGTGACTACTGGCCACGAAGAAGAGACTGAGCGATCAAGGGCTGTGCAACCGCAGAGGGATGGCTCCGCTTCGTTCCCTGTCCTCGCTCAGTTTGGCGCTGCTGGTTGCGCCGGTTAGTGAGCGGTCGGCTGGGGCTTCTGCCGGGCAGGCGGTACCTTGCCTGCTGCGGCTGCGGCCACAACCTTGTCGGCCTTGGGCTTCGCCTTCGGCGGAACCTTCGGCTTGGCCTTGAGATCAGGATTGTCCTTCTTGTCCCCAAGCAAGGCGCCGACGTCCAAGCCCTTGACGGGCAGGGCCGCACGCTCTGCGAGGTTCTCCTCGGCCTTCTTGTAAAGCCCAGGGTTGGCCTTGAGGATTTCCTTGGCGTAAGCCGTGATCTCCTTGGCGCCGAATGCGCCGACCTTGTAGCCGTTGTCCTTGAGCGTTTGCTTGACCAGTGCCTTGGCGAGGCGCATTGCCTCGGTCTGCACTGCGCCGGAGCGCTTGGTCGTCGCCTTGGCGCCCTTCAGGTCACCATCGTACATGGCCTGAATGGTCTTCTGCGCCTGCTCCATAACGGCCTTGACCGCTTCGTCCTTGGCCGCACCGGTCTTCTTGGTGATGCCGCTAGCGATCTTGGACATGCCGAGAGAGTTGATCACGGTCTTGAGGCCGGTGATGAAGATGTATTCGTAGACATCCATATCAACGATCTTGGCCGGGTCAACTGTGACCTTACCAACACCGCCCTTGAGTTCGATCTCGAACACCTTGGCTTCGCTGGTAGGGGTAGTTTCGCTTGTGTCAGACATTACGCGTTCCTTTGTTGACGTTGAGGCAAGGACCTTGGCGTGTCGCTAAGCGGCTTTGCCGTTGCCTTCCTCGACGCCCCGAGGCAGGTAAGGGCTTGCGCCCTGCCTGCCGTAAGAGCGTTTAGCTCAGATGTAGTCGGGCTCAGCCGAAGGCTTCAGCCTCAGCCTTAAGTGCTGCCTTGAAGGCCATCTCACGCTTGGTTTCGGTGTCGGCCTTGATCGCCATCTCCAGATAGCGATGGGCCTTCTCAAGGACTTCGCCGTTGCCTTTGGCATAGCTGGCGCCGTAGAACTTCTGGGCTTCAGTCATGGGCAATGTCTCCTTCTGCTGCCACTCTGGAAGTCTAGCACATGTTGCGGCGCACAATCAAATCACATTTTCGTGATGGTGCGCTGCAACAATCAGTCTATGATCACGAAAGTTACCATATAGCTGGTCACGTCTTGGTAGGTTGCAAGGTAATGGTCAACTTCAGCCCAATCCCAGAACTCCTTATCAGGATACTCCGTTCCGGTTTTGGTGTTGACGCAGGTTAGGATTATCTTTTGCTTGGGCATTGCTTTGCTCCGTTAAGAGTGGCCGGGCAATTGGGGCACCGTCCCCGGCCCTTGACGGCTCGCTCAAGGCAGAGGCGAGCTAGCTCTGTCTTGGCCCCAAGCGGCTACGCTTCACTAAGCGCCGCTGAGCCTTGGCGGCTTCGCGCCTCGCTGCACGGTAGGTGCTGCGCTGGCGGGGCTGGCCCTTAGTCGAGGCCCATTCAAACCTGGGCGGCCGCATGACCAAGCCTTGGCTGCGCTGGCCTGCGCGCTTCTGCTCAAGCACCGTCGGCCTTCCCCATCTATCTGCCATCGCTTTGTTCCTCCTTCACTTCGTGGGGGTTGGTCTTGGCTGGACACTTGGCCCAATGACGGGAGATGCCCAAGTTAGTGTAAAGTTGCCCGCAGTGGCAGCATTGAGTGTAGCCGCTGCGCCCTTCGCGTTTGCATGGGTTCTGTACCTTGGTGCCGTAGGTAAGGTGATGGATCATGACACTCGTCCTTTCAGGCTGATGGCTTCGCCATCGACCAACAGTGTGTGCCAATAGGCCCAGCCTTCAGGTGTGTCGTGCCAAAGGAATAGCTTGGCCAAGACTTCAGGGCAGAGGTATGCAGGGCAGTCGCTACAAAGCACCATCTCGGCAAGGTCTCGCCCATTGTCGTAAGCTGCCTCAATGATCCTCTGCGCGTGATTGGGCCATTTGGCCCGGATGTAGTCATACGCAGTCATTCAAGCCACTCCTTCACCGCTGGATAGTTACTAGTGATCCACCTTGTCTCAGTGTCTGCCTGAGCTTGAGTGAAGCTCAGGATACTTCCGTCCTGGCGCAAGATTTCGCTGGCCATATCCGCCAACTCGTTGCATGTGAACTGGCTGGTCTGCATCCCATTGCGCTTGATGCCTGCGGCAACTATCCGCATGGCGATGTAGTGAGCCCGCCTTGCTGTGCTCAGCCCCATTATAGCCACCCCGCAGCATAGGCGCAGAATAGCGCCAGCGCCCAAGCGAACAGCCCCAGCGCAATAATCCCGCCGCAGCCAAGGCGGACGCTTGGATCATTCCACTGCATCTTCGCCCCCTTCATCTGAACTTGACTGAAGACCAGCGTTTGCCTTCGGCTCCCACCAAGCTTCGCTAGAGTAGTTCTCCATCAGGAAATGATTGATGCGAAGCAGCGTCAAGACCCACTCAGGATTGGATCCCTTGGCGCTCATCCTCTGTAGTGTCGCGCCCACTTCAGTAAAGCTCTTGCCGCAAGCGAGGCTAAAGCCAATGAAATCATACCACTCGCCGACGAAGTATTCGTCACTGGCAGGCACGTCCAGGTAAGCGCATATCGCATTGTCAACATCAGCGAGCCTTTGCGCATTTGCGCTCCCTTGGCGAAAGAGTTGGAAACAGCTTGGCATGGAAAGGCCTCCCTCAGGCTGTGGCTTTAGTGAAGTTCAGTGGCGTTGAGTGAAGGGCAGCATTGATCCAGCCTTCACCGAAGTAGTAGTAATGATCAGGCACTTGCACCACCGGCAAGGGCCAATTCGGCCCAGTCTTGCCCCGGTAGTAATCCACATACTTGCACCACACCTCAATCGGCATAGCCCCATGCCAGCGATCATTAGTCTCAACACCTAGCCCGCTGGGCATGTCGTAGATAGTGACACTCATGACTTTAGCCCTCCCCCACTTCAATTGCCGCCAAATGCTCGTAGCGCTTGAGTACATAGCTCCAAACCATACCATGGATGTATGGCTTCCCATTTGGAAAGATAAACGTAATAGGCTTGTCCGGGTCACTGCAGATGGCCAGCCCTTTATGGATCGGCCCATCCTGAGTGAGCTTAAAGCTACACGGTATAGCGTAAAGTTTTGGCATGCTCTGTTCTCCTTAGCGATAAGGGTTGGCCCTGGCCTAGCTGGGGCCTTTAGTTCAGTTCAGTCTGGCCCTAGTACATCCCAGGCAGGGGATTAATCGCTGGCCTTGCCTGATAACTCGTGCCATCATCTTTGAAGATGAAATAGGCCGCCCTGCCAGCCCCGTTGGCATACTCGGCGAATGCCCTCACCCCATCATAGCCTTCGCTTGCACCCATTAGCTCAAGCAAACTAGGCGTATGCCCAGGCTTCGCTGCGCTTGCACTAGTGTTGACGTAGATAATCTCTGGCATGCTAATCGCTCCTATCTGGCCCTAGTAGGGCTCAACTCGCCGCCCGGCCATTCTGCGCCCCGCCGCGGCCGCCGTCAATTCAACTTTCCGTGAGGCGCCTGCGGCACTGGTTCGGCATTGTACAAGTATATCATAGGTGGCCGCTCTTGTCAAGCCCCCTTTTGTCGCTTTTATTTCCGCTCCCTCATGCTCCCCCGACGTATTTCGATGACTCCCTTATAGGTCTCTTATAGACCCTCGATACGCCGATAGGGCAAAGGGGGTGGCATACCCCGGTATAGGGGGAGGGGGAGGGATATAGGGGAGAGAGAAGAGAGAGAGAGAGACAGACAGACCATATACCCCACTCCCCCCACCTATGGCACCCCTATTGGCATATCGGAGTATGAGGGGTTAATAAGGGAGGCATAAGGGAGGCATAAGGGTTCGGGAGGCAGGTGTGCAGTGGGCGCTATGGAGCCAGCCCTGCGCCACTTGCGCTTGCACTGCACAACTACTCCTGCCGCAGTGCACCTTCACGATTTCGTGATTTGCCTTTCCGCTCCACTTCCGGCATGATCGGCCTTGTCGGCAACGCATCGGGCAATTCCGCCCCACAGGGCCGACAAGGAGCCCACCATGTCCCAGCAAGTCGCCAAGACCGAAGTCTCCATGTCTGACCTGCTCAAGATCATCGCAGAGCAGAAGCTCGCCCTAGAAAAGCTCTCTGCGGAGCAGGCCAAGCGCCAGACCATCTCTTACAAAGTCTCCGAGAAAGGCGCCCTTAGCGTCTATGGCCTCGGCCGCTGGCCAGTCACTCTCTACAAGACACAATGGCTCAGCCTCTTAGCCAAGGCCGATGACATCCGCAAGTTCATGGCCGATCACGCCGACAAGCTCGCCAGCAAGCCCTAGGCCACGCCTACCCTGCTACCTTGCTGCACTGCACAGGCCTCTCACCCGAAGGGGTGGGGGGCCAAAATTTCGGCCTTGCGCGTGGGCGCAGTTCTCCCTCCCGCAAAAAATATGCACCAGCGCTTTCTACCTAATACATATAAAAATTTAATGCGGAATGCTGAGCCCTCAATGCGGCTGGGGCTGGCTTATGCAAGTGGGGCGAAAAAGACCAAGGAATGGGCTTGACTCGGAGCCAGTTTTGTGGTAAGATAGGTGTGTATAGCTCGGAATTTGCCTATGGCGCAGCCATCACTTCACCGGGGAAAGCTGGCGCGGGTGCCGAAGGTGCTCAGCGTGCGGCCGCTTGCCAGGGAGGATGTAGCGGGGCTGGCGTCGCCTAGGCCGGCGCAGAATAGGCCCAAGGTCCTACGCGAGACGCATCATCGCCTTGCAAGGATGGTGGCCGCAGGTCTGCCCACGCATCAAGTGCTGAGCATCACCGGCTACAGCTCGACGCGGCTGCTGCAGCTGAAAGCTGACCCGGCGTTCGCCCAGCTCGTGGCTGAATATCGCGAGAAGGTCACGGCCGATCACATTGCGCGGGTGGATGAGTTCGCCGAGGCATCGATCTCGAACATGCTCCGGGCTGAGCGTATGGTTGAGGAGCATCTCGACGCGGCCGAGGAAAGCGATGAGCGCATCCCACTCAAGACCTTGCTGGCACTTACCGCAGATCGGGCCGATCGCTTTGGTTATGGCAAGCGTAGCATCCAGCGCCGGGAGAATGTGGATTTCGCCCAGATGATGGAGGCCATTGCCCGGCGCTCGGGTAAGAGCAACGTCATCGATGCACCTGCCGGCGCAGCCGTTGAGTGTAGGCCCTTGGCCGAGACTGTAATCGCTCCTCCTCTTGCTGGTGAGGAGGAGTGATGGAGGAGAGAGTGCGCGACACGAGGCATGCGTTGGCGCCGCTCTCTCCTCGTTTTGTCGCGCCAGCGCGGAGTGTTAGCAAAGGCCTGCACTGCACTTCAGTGAGGCTTCGCCTTAGGGGGAATGTGCGTGGAACCGGCCCTAGCCGAATGGCTCGTCGCAGTTCGTGACGATCCCTACGCCTATGTAATGGGCGCCTTCCCTTGGGAGGTGAAGGGCACTCAGCTTGAGGCGTTCTCCGGCCCTATGCCTTGGGCCGTGGCGTTGATGCAGCGGATTAAGCTCGGCCTGATCTCGGCTGAAGAAGCCATCCTCGAAGCCGTCTCCAGCGGCCATGGCATCGCCAAGTCCACCACCGTGGCCCAGCTAGTCCTCTGGGCCTTCACCACCTTTCCAGACTGTCGCGGCGTCGTTACAGCCAACACTGAGACTCAGCTCAAGACCAAGACCTGGGCCGAACTCGGCAAGTGGTTCAACCTCCTCGATCCACTGATCCGCGAGCACTTCGAGCTGAAGGCAACTTCGTTGCTTTCCCGCGACGAGACCCGGGAGCGCACTTGGCGGATCGATATGATCCCCTGGTCGAAGACCAACCCTCAAGCCTTCGCCGGGCTGCATAACAAAGGCAACCGCCTAATCCTCATCTTCGACGAAGCTTCGGAGATCGAAGACATCATTTGGGAGACCGCCGAGGGCGCCTTCAGCGACGCCGACACGCAGCTAATCTGGCTAGCCTGCGGTAACCCCACCCGCAACTACGGCCGCTTCCGTGAATGCTTCGACGGCGGCCAACACGCTTCGCTGTGGCGCACCACACAGATCGACAGCCGAGAAGTTCCAATCACCAACAAGAAGCGCATCGAGCGCCTCATCCACATCTATGGCGAAGACAGTGACTACGTCCGCATCCGCATCAAAGGCCAGTTCCCACGCCAAGGCCTCATGGAGTTCTTCAGCGCCGCCGAGATCGACGCCGCCATGTCGGAGGACCGGACCGTTTTTGTGGATATCTCCACCCCACTCGCCCTTGGAGTCGACGTCGCGCGCTATGGGGCCAACAACAGTGTTATCTTCCCTCGTAAAGGACGCGACGCTAGGACGATTACTCGGAAGGTCTTCAACGGCCTTAACACCGTAGGTCTAGCCGATCAAGTCTTCTCCTGTTGGCACACATGGCACCCTGACGGCATCTTCATCGATGGCGGCGGCGTCGGTGGTGGCGTGGTGGACAACTGCCGCGCCAAGCACCTCTACGTCACTGAAGTCCAATTCGGCGCCAAGGACGACATCACTGGCGTTGTTTTCAACAACCAAGGCGAGCGCTACGCCAACAAGCGGGCAGCCATGTACGGAGCGCTTCGCTCGTGGCTTCCCACCGGCATGCTGCCACGCGACAGTGACCTCCGCACAGCGATGCTGGCCATTCGCTACACCTTCAACAAGAACGATGAGATCATCCTCGTCTCCAAGGAAGAAATCCTCGAAGACAATCCAGGACTCCTCCTCGACGACCTCGACGCCCTTTGCCTGACCTTCGGTGGGCCTTTGGCCCCACATGCCAACGCTGGCGGCGACCACCCACAGAAGCCACTACACATCAGTGAATACGACCCCTACTCCCGTGAGATAATGGAGATGCAATAATGGAACGCAAATGTCCAGAGTGCTCTGCGCCCATGACCTATGTCGGCCGCTGGCCTGACGGGGTCTATCGAGACTCAACCTTGGCGCAGATTGTCTCTGCGCCAATCACTCACAGATGGGTCTGCTTCGAATGCAAATCCAGCATTAGGGAGCCTGCGTGATGGTCACAATGTCCGCCCCGAGCCAACCGGCCCTACCCGCCACGCCTGCTGCCCCTGCCCCGCCTCCGATCTTTGCCTCGTCCCCAACCGGCTCCAAGCCCGGCCGCAAGTCCCCAACCCCGTCCTTCCTCAACTCTGCAGCCTTGCCTAGCCAACCAGCGCAGGGCACCGGCAAGACCCTAGTAGGAGCCTGAGCCATGTATGAGTATTCCATCAAACACGTGGACCCTGGCGCCGAACTCGCAAGTCAGCTGAACGCCACGGCCGTAGAAGGCTGGCGGGTAGTGACTCTCATCTACCGCGACAACACGCCAATTGCAGTTCTATACGAAAGGACCCTCCATGCCTCAAGCCCCGATGCTTCCGCCTGAGCTAGCTGCGCAGCTCCAGAGCGGTATCGACCCACAGAACTTCCTCCTAGCCGCGGCTGACCTACACCAGCAAGGCGCGCTCGCTAGCGATGTGCCTGTCGGCAAGGCCCTTCCGGCCAAGGCCGCTGGCCGCGCCAAGAAGTTGAAGGTGATCAAATGAACCGATACGAGTATCAGAAATTCTATCTGTCGATCACTAACTTGATGAGTAAGCCCTCTAACAACATGGACAATGAAATACTGATTTGGATGAATAACCTAGGCTCTGAAGGCTGGGCTATATTCGACTTACAGGGCCAGCTTGCTGGAGACGCTTGGTTCGGCACTGCAACAGCAAGGCGAAAGCTAGCTGAATGAATGCCCTAATCGACCACCGCCAGTTCCGCACTAACTCCGACGACGCGACTCCTTCGGATCAGCGCCTGCGCTCCTTCCAGATGGGGCGCCTTCTTGGCATGCGGACCAACCGCTACAGCTGGTGGACCCATGCCCGCGAGTTGGCCGACTACATCCTCCCGCGGCGCTACAAGTGGCTCATCACCCAGAACCAGCAGAACCGCGGTTCGCCTATCAACCAGCACATACTTGACTCCACTGGGACCCTCTCCGCGCGCAATCTTGCCGCAGGCATGTTCAGCGGCGTCTGCCCTCCAACCCGCCCTTGGATCAAGTACAAGTGGGGCAAGATCGACTCGACGCAGTCGGGCCCCGTTCCAATCTGGCTCAAGCAATGCGAAGAGCTGACTTATTCCGTCTTGGCTGCCTCTGGCTTCTACACAGCCATGGCGGTCTTCCTCTTCGACCTCGTTGTATTCGGCACGGCCGTCCTTCTCATCTACGAAGACTTCGACAACGTCATCAACTGCATCAACCCCTGCTTCGGCGAATACTACGTCGACATCGACGGCAAGTACCGCCCGGTTATCTTCTACCGCGAGTTCACCTACACTGTCGCTCAGACCGTCGATGAGTTCGGCTGGGAGAACTGCAGCACCGCCGTCCAGCAAAGCTACGACCTAGCCTCTGGCGCTGGCCTCACCCGCGAGATCATCGTCGCGCACGCTATCGAGCCCAACACCGATCCGGAGAAATACGGCTTCCCCGCGCACTGGAAATACCGCGAGACCTATTGGGAATGGGGCGGCACCGCCACGCCCCAGGGCGGCACCGTCGCCAGGGGCTTCCTCCGCAAGCGGGGGTTCAACGAACGTGCCGCAATCATCGGCCGCTGGGACCTTGTCGCCAACGACCCCTACGGCCGCAGCGTCGGCATGGATGCCCTTCCCGACATCAAACAACTCCAGCAAGAGACCCGCCGCAAGGCCCAGGGCATCGACAAAGGCATCAACCCACCCCTCGTTGCCGACGTCCAACTCAAGAACCAGCCTGCCTCGCTCCTGCCCGGCGGCATGACCTTCCTCCAAGGCATGATGTCTACCGGCAACGATGGCATGAAGCCCGTCTATGGCAACTGGAAGCCGGACATCTCCGCCATCACCGAGGACTTGAACGAAGTCCGCGCCAGGGTCAAAGACATCTTCTTCAACAACCTCTTCCAAGTGGCCTCGCAGTTTGAGACCCGCTCGAACATAACTGCGGTTGAATGGGACATGCGCAAGAGCGAGTCTCTTGTGATGCTGGGTCCAGTCCTCGACCGCCTCCGCTACGAAGTCCTGATCCCTATCATCGATCGCGTCTGGGGCATCATGCTCCGCGCCGGCATCATCCCACCCCCACCGCCGGAAGTAGCGGGCAAGGACATCAATGTTGAGTTCGTCTCGATCTTGCAGATCGCTCAGCAAGCGGCGCAAGCTGGCTCCATCGAACGCATGCTTCAGATGACCGGTACTATAGCCGGTATCGATCCGGCCGCAACAGACAACGTCGACTTCGACATGGCGCTCGACATCTACGCCAAACTCCTCGACACCGACCCGCGCATCATCCGTAGCCCGGCGCAACTAACCTCCATCCGGCGCAGGCGAGAACAGCAGCAGGCGCAGGAGGCTCAGGCCCAACAGGTCGAGGCCCTTAGCAAAGCCGGTGCCAACGCCTCTCAGATCGACGTCGGTGGCGGCCAGAACCTCGTCCAGCGGATGCTTCAAGGATGACCTATGATGCCTCCAATCGCAAAGACATCCGCAAGGCCGAAAAGGCCGCCCGCTTGGCTGAGAGGTCTCGCATTGATTATACTCGACGCATTATGTCAGAGGCTCTCGGCAGAGAGTGGATGCACAGCCTGTTGCTCCGCTGCCACGTCTTCCATACCTCATTCGTACGCGCAGCCCCAGATCAGACCGCCTTTAACGAAGGCGAACGCAACGTCGGCTCACAGGTCTTCCTCGACGTGGTCAACCATTGCCCCACCGAATATGTCTTAATGATGCAAGAAGCCAGCCAGAAGGAACTGATCAATGAGCGACACAACAGTAACGACCGCTCCGCCAGCAGCGGGCAATCAGCCGGAGGCGAGGACGCCGGACGGGACGCTGAAGGACCAGTCACCGGAGAGTATGACCCCTTCGCCCCAAGCGAAGACTGAAGCCGAAGGCGGCTCATTCCTTACCAAGGACCCACCGAAGGAAGGCGACAAGCCTCCTACGGAGAAGAAGGACGAGACGGCCGCGCCTGAGAAGAAAGAGGGCGAGGGTGAGGGCGACAAGCCTGCTGAAGGCGCACCTGAAAAATACGCCGACTGGAAACTCCCCGAAGGCTATGCCATCGACGAAGCCGCAGGTAAGGAAATCAACGAGTTGTTCAGGTCCATGAACCTCACTCAAGAGAGTGGGCAAAAACTCGTCGACTACTACGCCAAGAACCTCCTCCAGGCCCAGGAAGCCCCGTTCAAGGCCTGGGCCGACACCCAGAAGGAATGGGTCTCAGACATCCACGAACGCTTTGGCTCCAAGGCCGAGGCCACTCGCGTAGCCATCAACAGCGCCATCACTAACGCCTTGCCGCCCTCGTTGGCGCGAGCCTTCCGCACAGCCCTGGACATAACCGGCGCCGGGTCTAACCCAGACGTATTCGAAGCCTTGTCCATCCTGGCCAAGCCCCATATGGAAGGCAAGTCCGTACCAGCCGGGGGGCCTTCTGGCGAAGCCAACCGCGAACCTGGGCGTCCAGCCGTCCCATCTGCCGCCGATGCAATCTACCCACACCTCGTCGGCAACCGACAACAGTAATCCCGCGTTCCGCCACGGAGTGGTAGAACGGCTAGGCCCAGAGGAACCGAGGATGCACCTGAACCCGACCCAACCTCCTTCATAGGATTACCCTCTCATGGCTCAAGCCACCAATGCTATCGGTTCAACGGCACTAACCTATGCCGATTGGGCAAAGCGTATGGACGACGGCTACAAGGTCGCCGCCATTATCGAACTCTTGTCTCAGACCAACGAAATCCTCGACGACATGATGGTCGTCGAAGGCAACCTGCCGACAGGCCACAAGACCACCGTCCGTACCGGCCTCCCTCAGGCCACTTGGCGCTTGCTCAACACCGGCGTCCCCAACGCGAAGTCCACAACCGCTCAGCTCGTCGAAGCCTGCGGCAACCTCGAGACATACTCCGTCATCGACAAGGACATCGCCGACCTGAACGGCAACACCCCGGAGTTCCGCCTCAGCGAAAGCCGCGCATTCCTCGAAGGCATGTCGCAGCAGGTTGCCTCAACTATGATCTACGGCAACCAGTTCGCGAACCCCGAGCGGTTTACCGGCTTCGCGCCGAGATACTCCACTCGCAACACGGCGAACTCCCAGACCGCTAACAACGTCCTCGACGGCGGCGGCACCTCCAACACCAACACCTCCATCTGGGTGATGACTTGGGGTACCGACACCAACCACGCCATATTCCCGAAGGGCAAGCTTGCTGGCCTGCAGCAGCGGGACATGGGTGAGTGGCCGGTTACTGACTCCGTCGGCAACACTTACCAAGCCTACCGCGAGCACTTCAAGTGGGAGATCGGCTTCGCTCAGCGCGATTGGCGCTACATGGCGCGCATCGCCAACGTGGACGTCACTCAGCTGACTGGCGTCTCCGCCGCGAACCTGATCAACCTCCTAGTCCGCGCCCTCTACCGCCTGCCGACCGCTCCGGTCTCGGCCACCACCATCCAGACCTCCGACTCGCCTGCGGTCCGCGCAGACATGGGCCGGACGGTCATCTACGCCAACCGCATCATCCGGACCTACCTCGACCTCCAGGCGATGAACAAGACCAACGTGCTCTTGCGCATTGAGGAGTTCAACGGCAAGCCGATCACCACCTTCCGCGGCATCCCGATCAGGACCGTTGACGCGATCCTGTCGAATGAAGCCCAAGTTGTCTAAGGAGCAAATCACATGATCCTCGACGGACTATTGATGTTCACTGGCACCTTCTATGGTGCCACTGCACCTACGTCGATTTCCACATTCGGTGACCGGCCGACCACTGGTACCCAGGTCTCTTCCAACTTCCTTGACCTGGGCATCGGCACCGTGGCCAACCCTGCCATCCCCGCTCCTGCGGCTGGCGGTGGCGCTCGCGATATCGGCATCGGCGACGACCCGGCGATGAAAATCCTCGTCGTGGTGGTCACTGCGATCACTGGTGGCACCTCGCTTCAGGTCAATCTCCAGGGCGCCCCGGACAACGGCGCGGGTGCTCCTGGCGCTTACGTGATCATGACCTCGGGTGCTGTCGTAGCCGAAGCCAACTTGATCCAAGGCGCTCGTCTCCTTGACCAAGATATGCCTCGGCCGGTCCCCACTCAACCCCTGCCGCGGTTCTTGCAACTTGGTTACGTTACCGTCGGTACCCATTCCGCCGGTGAACTCCGTGCCTTCTTGGTTCTCGACCGCCACGACCTACCCGAACAGGCCAACGCCATCCTCGGCGGCTACCCTGCCGGTGTGACCGTGGCCAACTAAGGAGCCTCGTGATGTCTCGCTTACGTACACTTGCGGCCGGGGCGGTATTCTGCGCCCTGGCCTTCATCGCTGGAGCCTTCGCCCAGACCGGTATCATCTCCCTTACCCTCACAGGCAAGGAAGTAGTCGTCGCTGCAACTGGTGGCCCCGGCGGCCCTTCAATCTTCGTCCCGATCGAGGAACTCCGCGGAGCTGCTGGCTACGCCACTACCACAACTGCCACTGGCACTACCCCCGCAGCGATAACCTCTAATAACGCCAACACACGGGTCTACTACACTGCGGCCCTATCGGGTGGTGTGACTCACAACAGTCCTCCCGCGCCCTACGACGGGCAGATGCTTGAGATCGTCAACGGCACGGGTTCTGCCTTCACGCAGACCATCACCCTAACCGCCTCGGGCACTCAGACCGTCAACTCTGGCGCGGTAGCGACCCTTGCCGCAGGTTCCAGTGCTGAGTGGCAATACAACGCCACAACCACAACTTGGCTCAGGGTGCGATAATGCGCTCTCTCCTCGCCGCGCTTTGCCTTCTGCTTTGCCTTAGTGCGGCGAGGGCCGAGAACGTCTCTGGCCCAACCAACCTCATCCTCTGCAACAAGATAGCAGTCCTTGAAGCCGGGGCTAGTGGTTCTCAAATAGTCGTTCCGGCGGTGGCCGGGCAGACCATATTCGTCTGTGGCTGGAACGTCACTAACACTGGAGCCAACGGCACTATTGCCATGACCTCTGGCACACAGACTACCAACCCTTGCGACACCGGCACTAAGAAGCTCTCTCCAACATTCAACGTTAGCTCCAACTCGCCGAACCAAGACCATTCTCAGTACGCAACCAGCTCTAGCAACCTGAGTCAAGCTGTCTGCGCCAACCCATCGGCCGCAACGTTCTCCGTGCTTATCTGGTTCGCGCAATTCTAGAGGGTTCCTCATGCTCAAGCTCTGCACTTCACTCTTGGCAAGTCTAGGGCTGTGGCTCTGCCTGACCTTTGCTGCGCAGGCACAGACCAACTGCCTCGTGCCACCAAACAACCCCGCTACGCCTGTGGTGTCGGCTTCAGCAGAAGGCTCTCACATACTCAAGGCTTCGCCTGGATGCCTCATCGCTGCTTATGTCTACAACTCAGGCGCAGCGGGGTTCCTGCTGATCTTCAACTCCGCAACCGTCCCGGCTGATGGCGCAGTCACTCCTATTCACTGCCTGCCCGTGGCAGCTGCCAGCTATCAGTTCGTCAACTTCGCGCCGCTGCCGCCAGAATGGTACAGCGCAGGCATTGTAGCCGTGGTGTCCACCACTGGCTGCTTCACCAAGACTATTGGCTCAGGAGCATTCTTCCATGCGCTGGTTCAATAGGCTTCTACCAGTCCTCTTTGTTCTGGCTCTTTGCGCTGTAGTTTGGGCTCAGAGCATCGGCCCACCTAGCGCAGGCGTAGCCCCATCACCCACCTCCAATACCCTTGGCTCAGACGTCAACCTCAACGTCGTCGGCAACTTCTTCCCCGGGCCTAGCATAACCGGCCTTGGCCCGGGGACGTGGTGGGCTAGTAGCACTGTCACCATTCAAACTGGTACCGCCAACGACCAAATCTTCTGCAAGCTCTGGGACGGCTCCACTGTCATAGATAGTACCACAATGACCCTGTCTGTGATCAACTCAGGCTATACCATATCCCTCAGTGGCTTCTTAGCCAACCCGAGCGGCGGCAATATCCTCATCAGCTGTCGCGACCCCAACTCCACCACGGGTCTGATCCGCACTACCTCAAGCGGCGCAGGACAAGACAGTAAAGTCTCAGTCTATCGCATTCAATAGGAGGCCACCATGGCAAGATGGAAGTTAACAGAGCCGCACTATCTCAACGTTCCTTCCGAGCGTTGGGAACTGACCACCAACGACGTCCGCACCGGCAAGCCTGTCCGGAAAATGTTCCGTGTGCCGAAGCATCTGGACCCGCGTCTGGAAGATGACTGGAACGTTCGTATCAACGGCATGGATGGGGAAATCCATGTATGCCTTGAAGGTAAGGGCAATCCTGGAGACATCGTCTTCGAAGGCAACCCCACTCCAGGGATGCTTCCTCTTGACGATGAAGCCCGTGAGATCAGCGGCAAGTTCGACTGGACGCCGACGCAGGATATCACCGAAGAGGCGCAGCGAACTAGCTTCTACGCCAAGCTTGGTGACAACCTCATCAACCAACTGACCGATATGCGTGCGCAAGCAGCCATGCTGCCGCAGGCTTCGGGTCTCGACAAGTTCATGGAAGCCATCACCGCCATGATGGCCCAGAACCAGCAAATCCTCGCTGCGCTTGTGGGGAAGATTGCTCCCGCACCTGTGGAGGATGAACTCACTCGCCAAGCGCGAGAGTTGGGTGAGACCAAGCTCGGTGACTTCGAGGATGACCTCGACAGTGCCGAACCCACTGAGGAAGAGCTTGCCGCAGCCGCAGCCGAAGCCTCAGCCAAAGAAGCCGCCGAACAAAAGCGTGTCACTGACCGTCTCGGCTCTAGGAGGATTTGATGTCTTCCCAGCAAGACCTCGACCAAGGCGGAACCTTCCGGCAATATGAGCGGATATGGATGGGGCCATCTGTCGGGTTCTTGCTGGTGCCTAAGACAGCGGTGCTGCCGGTCACCTCAGCTGGTGTTACCAACATCCTCCGTGGCACGAACCTCATCACCGTCAACGTCAATGGTAGTGTTACTCTAAACCTGCCATCCTCCAAAGCCTCTGCCCAGGGCCCTCAAGCCATCCCTGGGCAGTGGTGGCTCAACCTCGTTACCATCGCCGACATTGGTGGCTTCGCTCAAGCCTTCCCAATCACCGTTAACCCAGCCTCAGGCGAATTTATCTCAGGTCTCGCTACCGTCCCACTCCAGTCCAACTACGGTGCCTTCGTCCTAAAACCAATCCTCGAAACAGGTGGATGGACCTTACTGCAATGAAACACCTCGCCTTGATTTTCACTATGCTATTAGCCTTGGCCCCTACCGGGGCTTGGGCCCAATGCAACGGCGTATTCCCAGCGAAGACCATCTGCGGCAATAACTCCACCTCTCCAGGCATCCCTGGCCAAGTGCCGCAGTCGGCCCTAACCGGTATCCCCGGCGGCAGCCCTGGGCAAATCCAATATAATGCCGCCGGCTCCTTCGCTGGCTTCACCATGTCGGGTGACTGCACTATCAACACTTCCACCGGCGTCATCACTTGCGCCGGCTCAGCCCTTAACTTCCTCCGCGGCTCCCTTGCCGCCCAAGCTGGAGCGCTCTAATGCGTAAGCTCGCTATTCTTGCCCTTGCCTTTGCTCTATACTGCGGCGCCGTCTTTGCAGCCACCACTCCGAACTCCTTCGTCACGCCACAAACTCCCAATCGGGGCCTCGTTCGCTTTGTCCAGGGTACCGACGCACCAGCAGTATTCAAGACCCTCTACACCGCCGGGGCCAATGGCTCTCGCTGTTATGCAATGTGGCTAACGTCCAATGACGCGGTCAGCCATGGCATCTTCGTTGGTGTCTTCAATAGCGGCAACCAGTTTGGTGGTATCAGTATCAACTCAGGTACTACTGCCCCGGGCTATAGCAATGGCAACCCACCCCTCACTCTCTTCTCAACCACGGTCTGGGGTTCTAGTCTTCCAATCGATCAATATGGCAACTCCTACCTTCAGCTCAATAATGGCGATACCATCCAGGCCGAATACACCGGCGCCTTGACAGCCTCTACGCAGATCAACATCATCGCTATCTGTTCGGACTTCTAACCATGAAGAAGCTTGCCGCTGCATTGCTCGCCTCAAGTGTCCTTCACTCCCCGGCTTGGGCCCAAGGCTTGGACGGCGTTCCATCCTTTGCGCCGCAGGCATTCCGCTCGACCAAGTACACCGGAAATAACACCTACAGCGGCAACAATACATTCAAAGGGCTCAACACCTACACAGGCACCTCGCAATTCCAGGGCTCGGCCTTCTTCGGGGGTAAGCCGTGGGTGGATGTCAAGTCCAACGTAGGTGGCTGTTCCCCTGCCGTAGGCGACGGTGTCACCGACGACACCACTTCCCTTCAATGCCATCTCGACTTTGCCTTCACCATCTCCGGCGGCGCCAGGGTCTACTTCCCCTGCGGTAGCTACCTCGTCTCAGGGGGCGGCCTTCTAGTCAAGGGCGGTGTCCTGCTTGAGGGCGAAACCGTCACATGCTCTCACCTCCAAGTCTCTACCGACAGCAAAATCCTGACCTTCGACTCAGCCACCTGTGCCCAATGGGGCGGCGTCAGGAATATGTTCATCGTTGGCTTCAACAACGCTGGAGCCACCCAAGACGTCATCACCATCGGCAACAACTGCCCGATCATCCTCGAAGACAACTACGTCTGGTTCGGGCGCTATGCCATTAACACTTCGGGGGTCGATGGCAAGTATATCAACACCTTCGCCTGTGGCTTCACCGGCTGCGTCAGCTCCAACGGTGCCAATTGGTACATCAGGATGAAGCTAGACACCCCAGGCATCTCCAGCGGCGCTGCCTATACCCAAGGCGTATTCGTTTTAGACCCCACCGCGGCTGAGAACCACTTTGACCAAAGCGACTTCAGTGGTGGCTTCACCAGCTCCATCAATATTAGCGATAGCAACAACAAGGCCATCACCGTCTTCGCTGGTAGCGTCTTCTCCTCTCCCATCAATATCGGCCCATCTGGCTGGACATCAATCGTATCAGCCGAGATCGGCTCCACTACCTTCTCCAACACCGCTGGTCAAGTCTCCGTCACGGCTTCTAAGGCCTTCAGCGCAACTACTGCCTCAGGCGGTGGCACCCGTCACTGCGACACCTCGAACTTCAACCTCACTTGCTAGGATTGATCATGTTCCAAATCATCGGTACAGCCTGCATCGCCGCCACACTTCAGGGTGGCGTCCAGAGCCATCCAAAGTGCACCCGCCACGAGGACCCGCGCCGCTACTATACCCTGGCCGAATGCGTCAAGGACTCCAACGCTTTGCAATCCGGCCCGGCCATCGATGGCTACCGTTGGATCCTCGTCAACTGTATAGAAGAGCCTCAGTGATGCCCAGCTCCACGCCGAAGCAAAAGCGCACCATGGCCGCTGCAGCTCACGACTCCGGCTTCGCCAAGAAAGTCGGCATCCCCCAGGCCGTGGCTAAAGAGTTCAACAAGGCCGACCAGCGCGTTGGCTTCATGAAAAAGAAAGGCAAGAAATGAGCGAAGAGCCTGAATACAAACTCGACGACTCTATCACCGAACGCGACCTTCTCTTCCGCATCGCTCGTGAGCTAACTCTTATGCGCAAGCAGATGACCGAAGCCATCAGCTACATGCGGCAGGCCGAGAGTGAAGTCCCCGAGTCGCTGCGCCGCTTTGCCAACTACATGCATGACATCCACGACATCAAGTACATGTACGAGGAACTTGGCCACCCAGTTCCTGAGCATCACAAACAAGAGCTCCAGCGGTGTGACGACCGGTATCGGCAAATACTGAAAACGATGCACACCGACGGAGGCGCGTTGGAGAAAATCCGGCGCGAGATGGCGGCCGATCCCGAGAACCGTTGGGATCATACGAAGCAAATCCCCTTCAAAAGGAGTGGACTATGAAGCAAGGCAAAGCGAGTATTTCCGGGCCATATGACCAGAAGGTCGAGCCCAACGCCAAAGCGGTCAATCCCGGTGCCGTCTCATACCTGGGTAATAAGCAAGGCAACCACACCACGGAGAGTGGAGACTTCACTCCGAACCTCACTCCATGGTCCGATGGTCGAGGGTACATGGCCCCCTCAATTGGACAGAAGCGCCATAAGAGCGGAAGTCAAGGAGAGTATTGATGGATTATCTTGAGGAAACCTACGGGCTGCTGAAGCTCTACGAGACTCTCGTGGCGCACGGCTCGACGAACTTTCAGAACATCCGCGCTGAGGCTTGGGATCGGCTGCAGGAGATCGACCGCCAGCTTGGCGTTGAACGCACCACGCCTGTGGCGAAGGAAGACGCGGCATTGGCTGAGGCTGAGAAGGAGCCGCTTCCGTCTGAGCCAGAGCCCGAAGCTCACAAGCATCCAACTAGCGAAGCAGTTGAGCCTGAAGAGGTCGAAGCCGAAGGCGAAGTTGAACCTGCGCCCACCCAGACTGAAAATGGCACCCGCGGAATGGTAAGGAGAGTCTAATGGCAAGAGATATCCTCGGGGGCTTCGGCCCCAATTCATCCCAGCCTCAGCGTGAGAGCGCCAGCTGCGGCGGTGTCTGCCCTGGCGAGACCAAAGACGTCATGAACTACTCGCCGCCCCAAGGCCCGAAGAACATCATGGACCCGAAGTCTCCCGGCATCCATGGGGTCAACCATGGCATCGGCAATGGCTGTGAGTACGACGGCCGTGCCAGCGGCAGCCCCGGCCTCGGCGGCAAGAACCACGGCAATAGCGGCAGCCAGGGGCGTTACTAATGACCACTCAAACGGACATGGTCAACCGCGCTCTGCAAACCTTCGGGTCGCGGACGACCGTGACCGCTGCGGAGCTAGCCACCAACGGTTCAAACGAAGCAATCCAAGCCAATCTGATCCTCGATCCGTTCCGGCGAAGGTTGCTTCGTTTGGCGCCCTGGTCCTGCGCCTTTCAGACCTTCAACCTCACCTACATCTCCTCCGTCCCAGGCACGCCCGAGAACACCTCCCCAGCGACGCAGCTATGGCAGAAAGGCCAACCGGCGCCGCCCTGGGCCTATGAATACCAATACCCCGTCGATTGCCTCCGGGCTTGTTGGGTCACGCCTCAGACCGCTACTGGCTTCGCTTCAGGCATTCCAATCACCACCGCCGTGACCGGCGGCGCCCCGACCTTTTGGCAAGGGCCGCCAGTCAAGTACTCCGTGGCAGTGGATCAATTCTTCGGTGTACTCTCTGCAGTGCCAGTACTAGGAGGCTTAGGCTATGCCATTGGCGACTTCATCACCCTGGCCCAAGCTCCGCAAGGCTCTCCCCCTCTGGGTGCTCCAGTTGTGCTTCAGGTCACTAGCATCGGTGGGGGCGGTAGCGTTACTGGCGTTAGTGTTATTAACGTCATCCGGGGGTCGGCATCACCAATCGGCGGCAGCTACTTTGCAGTTCAATCCGGTGCCCAGGCACAAGGCTCGACTTCCGGGGTTGGCATCGGTGCGACCTTCACCCTCACTCAACAAGCCACTGCAGGCGATCAACGGGTCATTCTGACCAATCAAGAGTTCGCCATTCTCAACTGCGTCCGAGACGTGACGAACTTCGACGTCTTCGACGATGACTTCCAGGAGGCCTACGCCTTCATCCTGGGCGGGGCGCTTTGCAAGGCCCTAACCGGCGACAAGAGCCTAGCCAATCTCACCCTCGCCCAAGGCAATTCCATCATCACCACCACCCGCGGCAACGATGCCAATGAGGGTCTCAAGGTCAACGATGTCACGCCTGACTGGCTCCGCATTCGTGGCATTGACTATGTCGAAGACTACAGTGGACCCTACAACACCGGCTTCAATTGGGGGGCCATCTGGCCTGGCTATACCTAATGTCCAGTCCCGTAATTCAAACCTCCTTCAACGCAGGTGAATGGGCGCCTGAGCTGAACGCTCGTGTCGATCTGGAGAAGTATCAATCTGGCGCCGCGCTGTTGGAGAACTTCTTCGTCGACTACCGCGGAGGCGCCACCACTCGCCCTGGCTCACGCTATATCCTACAGACCTTCAAGCCCACCTCCGTCCGTATCATACGCTTCCAGGCCTCGTTCACCGTCAGCTACATCCTAGAGTTCGGCGATATCTACATTCGGTTCTTCAACAACGCCGCACCGGTTCTTGAAGCCCCAACCACAATCTCTAGCGTCACCAACGCCAACCCAGGCGTAGTCACTGACATTGCCCATGGCTACGCTGCAGGAGATTGGATTTTCATCTCTGGCGTCGTTGGCATGACGCAGCTGAACACTAACTACTACATCGTCCAGAACACCACCACCAACACCTACCAGCTCACTGATCTCTTCGGCAATGTCGTCGACACCACTACCTTCGGCGCTTATGTCTCTGGAGGTATCGCTCGACGTGTCTACACCATCTCCTCACCCTACGCCGCCAGCGAGGTCTTCGACCTCAAGTGGGTTCAAAACGTCAACCAACTATACCTCCTCCATCCCAACCATCCTCCGTATGTGCTGACTCTGAATAGCGCAACGAATTGGACCTTGGCTCCGATCAACTTCGGCCCGACTATTTCCACTCCAATTGGCCAGTCAGCCGTTAGCAGCCTTGGCGCTGGCTCGGTCAACTACGCCTACGTCGTCACTGCGGTCGATGCCAACGGTCAAGAGTCAGGCCCATCAGCTTTCGCCACTATCTCCAACGTCTTGGACATCCGTACAACCGGCGGCAGCAACACCGTTTCCTGGACCGCCGTCTCAGGCGCTGTTTCCTACAACGTCTACCGCGCTCAGCCTCGCTACGGCGCAGCAGTTCCCGTCGGGGCTCAATTCGGCTTCTGTGGCAACTGCTCCGCCACGACCTTCGTCGACTCTAACATCGCGCCCAACTACGACCTCTGCCCGCCGGTCGTAGAGAATCCCTTCAGTGGCGCTGGCATCGCCACTATCACTATCACCAGTGGTGGTGCCTACCAGGGCGTACCGGTCCCTACTATCTCCTTCACCGGAGGTGGTGGCAGTGGTGCAGCAGCTACGCCAATTCTAGCCGTTACTGCCACCTCTATAATCTCCGGAGGAACTGGCTACTTCGCAGGGCAGATAGTTGGAGCCAAGCCGGGCATTGGCCAGAACGATGGTGGCTTCCAAATCCAAGTCACCTCGGTTGATTTCTTCGGAACCATCACTGGCTTCGTCGTCCTAGCCGCAGGGAATATCAGCTCTGGTACAGCCCCAGCCTCGCTAACTATGTTCATCTCTAGCGGCGCCGGGCACAGTGAAGCCACTATCGGCACACTCTGGTCCGTCATCTCTGCAGGCATCACCGCCCCAGGCATCGGCTACGTCGGCGCCCCTACCGTCCACTTCTCTAGTGGCTTAGCCGCAGCCACGGCCACCCTTGGTGCCTCAAGTTCTGGCAACCCCACTTGTGGCTCTATTTACAACCAGCGCTTGGCACTATCCGGACCTGTCGCTTCGCCTCAGCAATTCAACTTCTCCCAGCCCGGCGCTCCGTTCAACTATAACGTCAGCAACCCAACCCAGGCCGATGATGCTATCCAGGGCACCCTCTCCACCGGCGAGTTGAACACCATCCAGGCCCTAGTCCCATTCCCACAGGGTCTGATCGCACTGAGCGATAAGCTCGCTTGGCTCATCAATGGCGGCAGCCCTGGAGCCCCAATCTCTGCGTTACAGACTGTCGCTAACTCTCACTCCTACGTCGGCGCCGCTAGCAACCCAGCCCCAATTGTTGCCAATATGGACATCCTTCATGTCCAATCAAAAGGCTCCATCGTCCGCAACCTCGTCTTCAACTTCTACACTCAAGTCTTCACCGGTACGGACATTTCCGTCCTATCCTCGCATCTATTCTATGGCTTCCAGATCGTCGATTGGGCCTGGGCTGAGGAGCCCTTCAAGCTGGTCTGGGCCGTACGAAACGATGGCGCCATATTAAATCTCACCTTCCTGAAAGAGCAGGAGTTCATCGCCTGGGCGCATAGTATCACTCAAGGTGCGTATAAGTCCGTCGCGTCCGTTGTAGAAAGTGCCTCCATCGGCAACGTCGACGCTGTCTACACGGTCACCCAGCGACAGATCAACGGCCAAACAGTCCAGTACATCGAGCGCTTTCAAGAGCTGTTCTATCCGACCGGTGTGCAGAATGCTTGGCAAGTTGACGCAGGCATTAGCTATTCCGGCGCATCCAGCCTTAGCTTTACTGGGGCCCAGCACTTGGCTGGCGCAACCGTGACTGGCATCGCCGTAGACAACTTGAACAACACGACCGTGATCACGCCCTTTACCATGCCAGCCAGCGGCAACTTCACCCTCCCACCGCCGATAGGCTCCGCCTCGGGCTATACCACAGTAGTAGTGGGCCTGCCTTTCATCGCCAAACTCCAAACCCTGGCCCTGGACTTGAAAGGTGGCGACACCATCCAGTCCAAGCGGAAGAAGGTCTCAGCGGTGACCGTCCGCGTGGCCAATGCCCTCGGCCTTAGCGCTGGGCGCACCTTTAACACTCTTGTGCCTATGAAAGACCTCATCATCGGCAACGTTGGCACGATGTCCAACCAAGTAGTGACCAACCTCCAGACCACCGACGCCCGCACTGTCGTCGATCCGCAGTGGGATGTCTTCGGCCAGTTCTGCATTCAGCAATCTAACCCATTCCCAGCCTCAATCCTGGGTGTCATTCCTGAGATCGAAGTCGGAGACACGCCGAAATGAACGTCGAAATCTTCCAGACTCAGGACCCACTTACCGCTCGCTTAGTGGCTACCTTTGGCGTTGGCTACTTCACCCGGCGCCAGCTAGAAATGTTCGACCATTCGCAGAAACTAGGCCCGGTCTACGTTGGCCTTGTAGACAATATCTTCGTCGCTTGCTGGGGCATAGCCCCACCGACCTTCATGTCTGACGACGCCTACCTCTGGTTCTGGGCCCCACCAGTGCGCTTCCCGATCACCTTACTTCGCCACAGCAAGAAGGCCGTCGATCTCCTTCTCGATCGCTACGATTTGCTCCGTGGTCATTGCCACGTTGGCGCGCTTCATTCTCGCAGATGGATGCAATGGCTCGGGGCCGAGTTCGGCCAGCCCAACGGCACGTTAATCCCGTTTGAAATCAGGAGGCCGTAATGGTTGATCCGGTAACCCTTGGTGCAACTGCCATCGCTGGAACGATCGCTGGAGGCATCGTCAGCGGTATGGGCGCGCAAGAGGCCGGCCAGGCCCAAGCTAATGCCTATAACTACAAAGCTGGCGTAGCCCTCATCAACAAGCAAGTGAACGAACAGAACGCCAGTTGGGCCATCCAATCCGGCGAAACTCAGGCCATGGAGAAAGGGCTGAAAGACCGCGCCAAGATCGCGCAGGAGAAAGTCGTCCAGTCCGGTAGCGGCTTCGATGTAAACACTGGCACCGCCTCTCGCGTACGTGATGACATGTCTAGCGCCTCGGCCTTCGATCAAAACGTCATTCGCTGGGACGCGGCTAAGACTGCCTACGGCTACGAGATCAAAGCCACCACCGACCAAGCTGAGTCCAATTTGGACAAAATGGCCGCCCAGCAGAGCGAAGAGGCTGGAGAGATCGGTATGATCAGTTCTTATATCAATGCCGGTACCAGCGTCGCTAGTAAGTGGTATCAAGGCAAGGCCACTGGGGTGTTCTAATGGCCCAAGCACCTGACCTCACTCCCGATGTAGCTCCCACCACTGCTGGCGTAGCCGGGCCGCAGCTAGCTGTCCCCGTCGATGCCTTTGGCGGTGCCGTAGGCCACGCCCTGCAAGGTCTTGGCAACGCCGTTGAACAAGGCTCTGATCGCATCTGGCAGCGTGCGGTTGAGATGCAAAACATCAATAACGAAACCGAGGCCAAGGACGCCGATGCGCAGTACATGATGAAGGCCGGATCCCTTCACGCTGACTTCTCGTCCTTAGAAGGCAACGCTGCCAAGGCTGCCTTTCCAAAATACATGCAAGACCTGCAAGACCTACGCAAGTCCATTCGTGAAGGCATGTCCAACCCTGCCGCTCAGCGGATGTATGACTCCTCTTCCCTTTCCGTAATGGGCCGCACCATCTTCAATGGCGCTGGCCACGCCGCTCAGCAGAGCAAAGTAGCTGCAAGCAATGCCTCCCAGGC